TGAAAGGTTACTTGCAACCGAATCCGCTTTAATGTTCTTTGAACAAAAATCATCTTTGCTAATGATTTTTTGTTGTCCTAACACATTAAAAGTGTCATCCAATACTTGCATAGTATCATCAGTATTATTCATCGGTAAATCGTCAGTTTCTTTTAACATTCTAATAATTACTTTTGTTAATTCTGATTCGGTTAATCTTATAGTTCTTTTCATAATAGTTTTGTTTAATATAAATACCTCATAAATCAAAAAACCCCATCCTTTAGGGGGGTGGGGTTAATATTATACTGAAGGTGTTGTTTATTTATTCCACCCAAGTTTGGGATAATCACCTGTTAATATAAAATTATTTGGGTCTTTTAATGCCGATACTATATCACGTTTAATATCATCCCTTGTTTTTGACGTGTATGGAATTCTAACTAACTTTATATTCTTATTTTTACAATACGAGTTTTTTTCACGGTCATTATTTATTCGTTCTATAAATTTTTTATCACCACCGTAGAAATCAATTGGTTTAAAATGTTGTCTACCATCATATTCAAATATAATACCTGTTTTAGGTATATTTTTGTTAATAATATAATTTGTTTCATTATATGGTAGATAAACATCAAACGCATATTGTTTACAAGTTAAACTATTTCTACAATCATCAATTCTATGTTGACCTGTACGTGGTATATCAGTAAACCCCATTTGTTCTAATATTTGTTTTGTTGTTTTTTCGCCCCACCATTCTCTTCTTTTTCCTATGATTACCTGTAGTTCTGTAATTTTATTTAACACATTCTTAAATTTTTCTTTTTTCCTTCTAACATACAACCATACATAATCAGGATTTTTACTATCAAAAATAAATTCACCAGTTCGTTTTACATCATCAATAATTTTTTCAATTTTTTCATCTTCAAATCCTTCAAGTATTTCTCTAATTTTATTTAATATATTCTCAAATTTTTCTTTTTTCCTTCTAACATACAACCATGCATAATCAGGATTTTTATAAAAATCAAAACTAAATTCACCAGTTCGTTTTACATCATCAATAATTCTTTCAATTTTTTTATTTTCAAATTCTTCAAGTATTTTTCTAATTTTATTTAACACATTCTCAAATTTTTCTTTTTTCCTTCTATTATACAACCATACATAATCAGGATTTTTACTATAAAAAATAAATTCACCAGTTTGTTTTACATCATCAATAATTTTTTTAATTTTTTCATCTTCAAATCCTTCAAGTATTTCTTCAATTTTATTTAAAACATTCTCAAATTTTTCTTTTTTATTAATATCTTTTAATTTAGTTCTATTATGCAACCATACATAATCAGGATTTTTATCATTATGAATAAATTCTCCAGTTTTTTCTACATCATTAATAATTCTTTCAATTTTTTTATCATCCTCCTCTTTCTCTTTAGGTGAATAATTTCGTCTATCCTCGTTAATACCGATTAACCCCCACCCTTTTGAGTTATTAACCATTCTAATAAATTGGCTTTCGCTAATCGTTACTTTCATATTATATAAATACCCCATATAACAAAAAACCCCATCCTTTTGAGATGGGGTTAATTTAATTATTTTTATTATTAATTACTGTTGTTTCTTTCATAAAAATACATACTATTACCCATATCAAAAAAACATTCATATTATTTATTTTTCGCCCAAAACCAACGAATCTCATCACCAAGAAGGTGCAACAATACTTTCTCATATACGGGAGTATCGGCATAATTTCTATCAGGGAAGACATCATAAATCACCAAATCAATTACATAGTTAACAAAATCTTCCCTTTCATATTCATTTCTGTCAAGAGATACACCATTGTTTAACATTACATCATACATAAGGTTTTCAATATCGTACAACCTTCTTTTTAAAGGTAAAGGGACAATCATATCAAACTGAGATTCACTTATTATATATTTCATATTATATAAATATACAACCCCAATTAAAGTGGGAAAACCTTAAGACTTAAGATTAAATAAAACTCTATTTTCAGTAGCCAAAAACAAAGACGGTAAATCATTTAAACTTTTTAAAGAATAAGAATTTAATGATTGGTCCTCATATCTGTTGTGATGTCTTGTGTGAACAAAGAAAAGACCTTTTGTGTTTTTGTACAAGTACATCACATTTTCTCCGTAGTTATTTTCTGTATAAATAACAATTCTTGGAAATCTGCCATAATCCGTGTCTTGTCTTTTTATTTTAACCTCATCAATTGAATTTAGATTTGAAACAAACCCCTCAATCATACTAATGTCTTTATTAGAAAAAGGTATCAAATCATTTGGTATATTCCTAACCTTGATGGATTCATATCCCTCAGATAGTAAACCAAAACTAATAAGTTTCTTGTATTGAGTTTCGTTAATAATGTATTTCATATTTTAATAAATATACAACTCCAATTAAAGTGGGTGTTATTACCAACTTTTACAAGCCCAATATCTTGGTTTCCATCTTGGTCCTGGTGTATCACAATTCATACGTGCTCTAAATGATTTTCTTCTTTCTGGATTATTTTTTTTGATAACCATTCTTTTTCCGTGAGCCGATTTTCCACCAAACCCAAAATTAACTTTTACAACCTTTCCCTTATCATTTTTCACATACACCTTGAATTTTTTAATATCCCCTTGCATTATTTTACCCAATTGGACTTTTCTACCCTGATACTCCGCTTCATTCAAAGAATCACCTTCATAATCAGTTTCTTCAACCGAGCCAAATTCATCTTCATATAAAGATTCGTTTTTAGGTTTAATACCTTTCTTCTTCATATTGATGGCAATTGCCGCTTGTTGTGCGGGACTTGATGCCTCCATAATTAATTTATATTGCGCTTCAGTAATAATGTATTTCATATTCATAAATATAATTCATTTGAAAAAAGGGCTGGGATTAAACTTGGTGCCGAATAATGATACGCATAAAAAAACCCCACCTGTTATGGATGGGGTTAAATGTTATTTTAATATTATTTAGAATTCATCATCACGTTCCCACATATCCTGTATAATTTCGGTGTAGTTTAAACGTAAATTTTCAATTATATCTTCATCAAACTTTTCTTCAAGTTCCCATTCTGCACAACTAAATATTACATTTGCCCAGTCATAAAAATCATCATAACCTTCTTGTTCAACACCTTCAGTACATTTGAGTATAGTATCAATAATGGTTTTTTCATCATTATCCATATCTTCTTGTTCTTTAATGACTCTTCTAACCAATCTGGTTAAATCTCTTTCTGTTAATTTAACTATTCTTTTCATAATATGTTTTTTTGTTAATTATTCTATTTGTATAATAATTTATAAAAATGTTCTTCAACTTCATCTTGATATTTTTCCATAGATGGATTGTCTTTAAGAAACTCTTTAAGTTTTTTTTCTGCTTTTTTATGTTCTTCAGTGTGATGTTCACCTCCTCCACTCATATCTGCTCTTTTACCTAACTTCATTTCATTACCAACAAGGGTATGAAGCTGTTTTCTAAGTGTTTGTTTGTTTTCTTCTTCTTCACTCAATAAACGTCTCTCTAATAATTGGTTAGATTCTTGTATGTGTCTAATTTTACTATAACTTTTGTTCATAATTGTTTTGTTTAATATAAATACATTGTAAAACATAAAAAAACCCCACCTGTTATGGATGGGGTTAATTAATTATCGTTTCAAGTTTTCCAAATAATCTTTAATTTTCTTTTTGGCTTTGGCCAATTGTGACCTTGACGTTCCTTCGTCAATCCCCAACATATTTGCAATATCTCTATGAGATTTATCTTTATAAAAATATTGATAAAAAACAAACTGGTAACCTTCAGCAAGAGATTCAATAGCCTTTTTAATATCACTAACGGTATACTTACCCATAAATTCGGTGTCCTCATATTTTTCCTCAGGTTCATCTGAAACATCATTACGTTCAAAGTCAAAATCCTTTGTTGTAACAACAGCTTTTTTCTTCCCCCTTAGTTCATTAAGAATGGTTGTTGAAATAACACGACGAACCCATCCTTCCAAACTACCTTCACCTTTAAATGTACTTAACTTATCGTTAACCCTTAAATAACCTAACTGGCAATAATCAGATGCCAAGTCATAATCACCATTTGCATATTTCATACAAACCGCTCTAAACATATAAGGGTATGTTGTTCTATAAACCTCATCAAAATTAACCGATTCGGTTATTAATTTATATTGTTGTTCAGTTATAATATATTTCATAATCTATTTTATTGAAATGAAATTGGAATTGATTTAATATCGGATATACGAATATTTTTAAGTGCCAATGTTCCGTGGGAAATTGGTTCAAATGCTCCTTGTTGGTGAAGATATTTAAAATAATAATAAAGATAACCAGCATCAACTCTATCCGCAAATTTGTCCATTACTTTAACTCCAATGTTTTCATCAGAATATTCTTTAGTTGGAGTGCCCACCGATTTTTCTGAACCTTTTCTCTGCAACCAAAAATCCGCTTCAGGAAAGTTAGTTTTAAAAATACAAATATCTCCTATTCTCATAATATGTTTTTCATTTAATATAAATACAAAGGATATTCAAAAAAAGGGCTGGGATTAAACTTGATGCCGAATAACGATAGAAATAATTAGTTACCCTTAAACAACTCAACAAACTTATCATAATTTGTTTTTACTTCCTGAGGCAAACAATGAATTTCTTCAACATAAAATTTAATAAAATCATACCCACTATAGGTATAGTTAAACAACGAATTAAGTTTGTCAGAATAATATTGCCTATTATGCAACATTGCGGGTGATTCCGAAATCAATCTAACGCTAACCAAAAATCTTTCAATAGTTTCAAAAGTGAAGGGAGAAATTATCTTAGATGACACAACATTAATCACCCCCATTCCAACAATTTCAGGAATCATACGTTTAACCACAACTTCAAAATCAGGAGGAATAGATGTGAATTTAATATCTTTGGTTAATGGTACAAAATAGGTTAGATAGTTTTCATTCATAGTTATAATTCCTTAATTGTTGTTTCGTCAATATACATCTCATCAATGTCCCATAAACCAAAATGACCCCACACACAATACTTCTGTTCTCGTCCTTTTGTAATGGTTACCTTTGTACCCTTTTCAAGAGTAAGAATATGGTCGGGGTGTTTATACTCTTCGGATAAATGCAATCCACGTTTTAATGTTGCTTCAGCTGCCCACATAATCAATCAACAATTTTTTCAACATATGTGCATGTTTCACCTTCATCAAATCCCTTTTCCAAAAGCAATGGCAATGAACTTGGTTTACACCAAGCATATACTGTATACCCAGCATAACGATTTTTAACATATTCCCATCTGGTATCCCACAATTTTCTAAATATACCATTTAATCTATGTTCCTCATGCACCCAAGCATCCAAAAATTTGATTTTATCTTTTTCCTCACGTTCCATATATATATGTCCCACAATTTCCCCATTTAACATAGCAATCCAAGTTTCAAGTCGTTGGGCATTACTTTTAAGGTGAATGATTTTTATATCTTCTATCATAACAACACAAATATACAAAAAAGTTTTTAAATAAAAAACCCCTCTTTATGGGAGGGGTTTCAATTATAAACAATTTCTCTTCCGAGCGTGATATCCTTCAATAACGGGAACATAGAATAAATCCATCAACTCCGTTTTAACTCCCTCATAATCAAAATTATCAATCAAATAATATTCAGAATGAAGGCCATCCATAAGAACCTCATAAAAAAATGATTCGTATTCCCGTTCGGTTTCAAACTCACAAGGATTTACATAATTGTAGGTTTCCTGCAATTCAAACCTAACCAATCTCAATCTTCTTAATATCCAAAGACGATTTGATTTATATTTCTCATATTGTGATTCACTAATAATATATTTCATATAAGATAAATACAAAGGACATCCCAAAAAAGGGCTGGGATTAACCTTGATGCCGAATAACGATAACCACCATACCCAATTCCCCAAAACAATATAATAATTCCCCAATCCTTATTTATTTTGAAGGTGATGAATGAATACCCTCATTACCACCCATCTCAATTCTTAAAGCTGTAGTCCTTAACTCTGTAGTCCTTAACTTATTTAGAAAATCTATATACTCATAATTTATACAACCATACATACTTTCCAAGTTATATATCAATTTTTTTTCTTCATCTTTAGTTTCCATTCCACAAACATAATAAAATAATCCACAAAAAAAAGGGGGGGCGGGGGGATTGAACCGACCGAAGGGAGTTCGGGTGTTGCGGTACCCGAATAATCATAAAAAAACCCCAACCTAAATTATAGATGGTGGATACCTTTCAAGATATTTACTATATCTAATTTTCAAACTTTCAGAAATATTATTTAACAAAATTTTATTACCTTTTGATATATTTTCATAAGCCCATAAAGGTTGATAATTTTCGTGATGACATAATTCAATTACTTCATCTTCATTGTTTCCCAATGAAACAGGTACTATATGGTCCAAATGCCATTTACCATAATTGTCCCAAGACATCCCATCAGTAAATTGTTTTTCAATATACTCTTTGAATTCAAAAAAGTTACACCCCAATATGTCAGCAGTTTTACACTTCTTTTTTATTTTTATTACATTAACTCTTTTAATATAATTCTTAATTAAACTTCTCGTATACACACTCAATTTAAATAAAGGGTCAATTTTCAATCTTTCT